ATAACAGCAAAACAAATGGATGTAGATGATATTACCTATCCTTTTATGGAAGAATCAGGTGACTATAATTATAAAGGATCCTATGCAATGGACAATCGTATTGATTTATTAAAAAAAGTTTTTAAAATATTAGCAGCCTCTGCGCTTTTATTGTTATTCAACACATCTACAGTTATCTGTCGTGTTAGTAATTCAAACAATATACCTGTATTGCGAATTTTCGAGTGCTTTGTTTGTGAACTCATATTAAACTCCAATTTATACAATTCTTCATATATAAATATATGATTATTTAATTTTTATCATTGTTAAGTGAAGAAACTTCTGCCATATATTGTTCCTCTACTTCATTCGATTCAGACAATAATGATTTAGCACTGTTCCCTAAATGTTTATATAGATTTTCATAATGAGCTTTAGCAACTCCACCATAAGCCATCTTTTTATCATGCGCTCCTAACGGATCTCTTCCTCTAGCACCACTATCCTTACCATATTTATTAGCTTCTTTAGGACGACCAGCACCTGGCTGACCACCTTCTGGAGCACCCCCATTGTTATCTAACTCATGACCAGTTCTACCCATAGCCATATCCGATGGTGTTCCTGCTGCTTCACCACTTTTAGCAGGATCATTACCCTCTGCTTCTATTTGAGAACGTCTAAACTTAGTTTTGTAGTCAAAAATGATTTGCTCGTCATTTTTCTTAATATCATCATCAGAGAAACTAAAAATATTTTTATAAATCCATTCAGAAGATACCAATCCATCCTGTAACATAGAGGAAGCTAGCGATGTTTTACTAGTCCATAGCTCAACTTTTTCCTGTTCGTATATTGTAGATGGATTTGTTAAACCTAAATCAAAATTTACGAGCTCTTGATCTCTAAAACCTTGAGCATATAGATGAACAACAGCAATCTTTGTTAATTCACTAACAACGATTCTTTGTATTCTTTCAATAGTTCTAGCAAACCTAACATCCTCAGCAGCCAATGTAGCTTTAGAGCCTAATCCCTCTTCATATCCTAAGAAAGCCTTTGGAACTCTTAAAGATGCAAGTAATCTATTCTTTAGATACTCAATATCATCAACAGCCTCATAAGTTAAGCCAGCCATATTCTCAATATTTGTTCCACTATCGCTACCACGAACTGGCAAGAAAAAATCCTCTGTCAAGTTCTGTATGTTGTATCTAAGGTTATAGTCACCTGTCTTTTCATCAATGACAGGAGCCTTCTTCATCTTATTGATTACCTGCTGCATGTAATTATCAACTTCTGCTGGTGGAATATTTCCAATGTCCAACTTAAATACTCTCTTTTCAGGAGCTCTCATAATTCTATGGATTAACATTGCATCTTCCATAAGAGTCAATTGTTTCCACACCTTCCTACCAGCCTCTAACATAGAACGACCATAAGGAACATAGTTAGAATCTGATAAAAGTCTGAAGTGAGCTACTTCATAATTTTCAAGTGTTTGAGATTCTTGCTTTTTCATTGAATGTCTCGCACTATCTCCCTGCGGAGTTAACATAAATTGTACCAATTGTGGATTATCTACATCATGACCCTCTAAGCGAGCAACATCATAAGCAGATATAGGAGTTACATTTGTAACGCCATATTTTTCAGAAACCTCTAATTGTAAAAAGAAATCGCCATATTTGGTCATATTACGAATCCAAGGCCATAGATTAAATTCTATGTTTAGAACATCGTAAAATAAGTTGTGTAAAACATCATATACTTGAGCATTATCTGTTTTTATATCCAATACCTTACCATACTCATTTTTCATTGTCGATTCATCTGAGTAGATGTCAAGCGCAGAAGCAACAATTGAATCCGAATCCATTGTCTCGTAATCTTTAAATAATCCCAATCGCATTTGCTGAGCATATAATTGATCATTATACCCACCCTGCATCATATTTGAATATAATTTTTGGTATCTATCGACCAAATTGGTCTGAGTATTGGATTGAAGTTGTCCTGTATCAACTATTTTTAGTTTTTTACCACCGATATTTCTTACTATTGTATTAGTAGAAAATAATCGTTTTAATCTTGAAAATATGTCTTTTTCAGCCATAATATTATCCTTATTTAATTAACCAATCTAAGTTTTCTTTTTCACCATTAGGTCCTATTTCCATTTCCCAATCATTAGTTTCAGTTGATGGTTTTAACGGCATCAACTGAGAAGAAACTCCACTTAGAGTTCTCCTTTGTAAATCTATTCCCTCATTTCTAAGTCTTAGTGCTGTATCTCTGATCCAAAGTGTTAAAGCGAAACTCATTACCAAATCATCGTTATACCCACTCATCGCCTCAGCTTTATTGTTGTTATATATAAATACAAAAAGTTCTTCAATTAATCTATAAGAGCGAACAATTACTGTCTTTTCTCTAAAATATTCTTCTAATTTAGCAATAACCAATGGTCTTGTTTTAGATGTCATACTAAATCCAGCTACCATGTTACGGTCTTGACTTCTATACTTATTATTCATTTGATGTTCTGTATCTACATACTTTAAATCTTTACTCATATAAAATAAGTTCTCATATCCTCTATCAATACATTGCTGTAACGTAGCCCAACCTATGTTGTTGTTTTCAACAACTAATAAAGCATTGTTATATTCCGTAGCAGTATTCACCAATAGATTACCAAAGTCTTTTGTTGATATCTTACCTTTATATTCTGCAACTTGCTCCATTGTCTGAACATCCATAACGTGAAAGGCAGAGAAATCCGAACCATCCCCTCTACTAACATCAGCACATAATATATAGTCTTTAGTGTAGTTTGCTGGTTGCCATACCCAAAGACAACTATCTATTCCTCTTTTTTCCAATGGATCTTGTGCGTGAACTTGCTTATATTCTTCTAAGATTACACCATCAATAACAGTTTGTCCTGAAGTTAAGAAGTCACAATCACATTCTTGAGCAGCTAAAGAAGGACCTAATAGTCTATCTTGCTCTGATCTCCACTCATCATTTCTTTCGGGATGTAAGTTCCAATGCAGTTTAATAAAATTCCAATCATTCTCACCCTCTTCTGCACCAACCCAAGTCTTATGAAACCAATTACCAATACCATTTGGTGTAGATAGAGCAATACATTGTCCACCAGTAGATAGTGTCTGTGAAGCAGCAGCCCATATCGGTTCAATCTTATCAATGAAAGCAGCCTCATCTAATATCAAAAGAGACAAAGCCTCAGAACGACCACTATCCTCGCCGCTTGAAACGGCCTTTACTTGAGAACCATTGCTGTATCTAAGTGATAGTTTATTATCTTCTGTACATTTCTGTTTTAGCCAACTTGGTAAGTTAGCGTGCATCACTCTAACCTTTGTAACTAAGTTCTTAGCAGTATCTTGTTTGGTTGCAATCACCAAAATGTTTTTATCTTGATGGAATGTCATCATCCATAAAGAGTATCCAGCAGTTAGTGTCGATAGTCCTAATTGTCTAGCCTTTAAAATTACATTAAATCTATGTTGTTCAAATGTCTTTAATGATTCCTCTTGAAAGGGCCAAAGATGAAAGGGTACTTTACCTTTCATTGGATGCTGGACAACACAATACTTCTTTAAAAAGTATATGGGGTCTTTAGCACACTTAACGTACTCTTTTTTTATTACATCTTTTAGAGGAGCAGGTTTCATTATATCTTTCCTAATGTGAATCCAATGCCCAACCAAAGATATTGATTCTCATACCATTTTGGTTCAAGAGCTTTTATCATTTTTTCATTAGCCTCACTACGAGCTTTTAATAATTGAATTTGTGCACTCTTAGCAACAGATATTACAGAATCCATATTAGCAGATTTTTCTAATTCCAATACTAAGTTTTCACAGTCGCCAATTACAGCTTTCTGTGAAGCTATCAATGAATCAGCTTTCTTTATCTTACCTTCCCATTGAGCATCACGAGCTTTAATCATTTCTAAGGCTTGTTCTTGAGTAAAAGTAGTTATTATTTTACCATCTTTTTTTATACCTTGCGCAAATAATGAGCCGATTAAAAGAAATGGTAGTAAATACTTCATATTATCCATTTCTCTTTAGAACATGCACTGTGCCTGTTGATCCGGCTGAACCAGATACTTTTGCAACACATAGTTCGTGTATTATACCCGGAGATAAATGCTTTGCTAGTAAAGTTCCACCATCGGATAAAGTTATAGTCTGACTTAATATTCCCTGGCTACCGCTTACCATCACACCACCATACACAGCACTTCCGCTTGAAAAATCTGCAACACCTGTAGTTACGGATTTGATGTCTGTAAAACGACCATTTGGCTTCTGAGTTGTTGCCATTTTATTTCTCCCTATTTCTTAGCAAATTTTCTTAAAAAATCTTCAGCTGATTCGACTTCATCATTGTCATAAGCTTCTTGCATTTTTTCAGTTTTCTTTTTGCTATTGGTTAATTTTCTTTTTAAGTTACCGACTTCTTTTTTAGAAGCAGTTTTAGC